TAGAACGGAGATTACAAAGCTCCGGTCGGCGATCAAAAGGTGAAACGTGGCTTGAGCCAGCCGGTCCATGTCTCCTGGTTAAGGAGATCATAGAGCGGAAGAACTCATCCCATCCTTCAGCTTTATAAGAGGGTGTGAAAAACACCCCTGTGAGTACTTTGTACTCACTCCTATAAAGACTGGTATTCCATCTCGAAGGGCAAGACGATGTCTCGCTCAAGAAATAGATACCTGAAGAAAGGTCACGATCAACAGTAGGAATCCAGGGCGCAAGCGCTCTGACTTTTTCTGCTGACTGTTTCCAACCGGCTTGGTAAAGCTGGTTTTGAAACTGTGCTAGTGACCACGTTTGTTTTTGATCCTGGCGTTTACTAGGTATCTTCTCTCGAAGACGCACGACGGTAACGTCGTGCCCTCTAAAGAAGTCCCCACCGCAAGATTCTCTGAACTCACCAGTCCAGAAAGACTTGCGTCGATTCACTTTGAGTCCAAAAGACTCAAGAAAATCGATAGACGCCAATGCCCCAGCCGTAGGGACGATAATATCGTCCCCGTAGGCTGATATACCTTGTAAGAAAGAACGGTTAATATAGCCGTTCTTCCTTCTCAAGGCATTCACAGGAATGCTCTTTCTATTCAACTCAGAGGCAACGACCATCGAAAAGAAGATCAATGTCTCAAAAGCAAAACAAAGAGCAGAACCCATCGGTGCAAATTTCTCAAGGCGTATAACTTGCCCTAAGACATCTGCCCGAGTTGATCGACACGAAAAGACAGCTCTTCTTAAAAGAGGATGATGTCTCAACATTCGATTAACAAGGGAAACATGAACTCTATCAGATGCTTCACTAAGATCTAGTGTAGCAAGCGAAGAGTCAGCACTACCTTGACGAGCTAAGAATCTATTTCGATCCTGATCGCGCCAAGAGATGTGCCCACGAAGAAAACTACTTTGAATAGATTCATCAATCAATTTAAGTAATCCTTGCTGAACAAACTGCAAAGCAGTCGGTTCCATAGCAATTATTCGTGGTGTTTTCTGGGTTTTTGGCACGAGAATCACCCGCATAGGGCGCTCTTCTCGTGGGGAGACTACTGCATAATGGTGATCTTGAAAGACATCCAAGTAATGATGAAGGTTTGAAAAACCAAAATCACTACAAGGGAACACCTTCTCGATACGAGTCGTCCAGGTACTGCGAAGATTTTTAAACTTCGCAGATCCGAACGAGCCATCTGCAGTCGAGCCTGGACCATG